TATCTCCTGCCGCTGCACTAGCTGCAATTAGTTTTTCGAAACCGTCGAAAGAGTTGTTAGTTGCCGCTGCAGTATCTCCTTGCCATATACAGAACTCTGTATTTTGTGCAACTTCTGCTGCTACATGAGCAATCATAAAGTCAGAGAATTTAGGTGGTAAAGTTTGACCTAGACCGTAACCCATTTGTTGTGCTTCCCAATCGTTCACAAAGTCATACTTACATAACTGTAAATTTACTTGCAATTCAACTGGTTGGATAATTCTCTCTGTAAGTGTTACAGAAGAGTTAGGTACAAAGTCACATCCTGCAGCAGTTACTAATGCCCCTGTTGCTAGTTTCTTGATTACCTCTTTGTAAGCGATATTCGCTTTTACTGTTAAACCTCCATCGTCAATAGTTGATGCAGATAATAATGCCGCTGCTATATACTCTCCTGCGAATTCCCCCGCATAAGTTGTAGTGATATTAACCGCAGTTGCTAATTGTACGTTTTTTAGATTGCTCATATTTTATTTATTTAATTTATTTAATACTCTGTCTAGTGTTGTTGAAAATTTACCTTTTCCAAATTCTACTCTTGTTTTTTGAGCTGTTTCAGATTCTGGATTATGTTTGATTGGCTTAGCTGCAGCTTCAGAAAACTCTTCTTTAACTGTTCTGCTTTTAAGAGTGTTAGACTCTTCTGACAAATCCTCTTCTTTAGGCTGCATCATTTCTTTGATTTCGTCAATAGTAGCTTTAATCTCTCCTATTGCAGAAGAAAGCTCTTCTTTTGTAACATAGCCCATGTCTTCTTTTTTGTCTTTCTTGTCATCTCCTAAATCGTCCTCTTCCTTTTCAAGATCTTCTGTAATCTCTTCGCCGTCTTTAGATTCTTTTTGTGGAACTTCGTCAGAGACTTCTCTAACGTCTCCGATCATACCCTCTTCGGATACAACGACTAACCTTCCATCTTCAAGTAAATACTCGCCGACAGGCATTGCTACTTTCTCATCGTCTGTAACGATAAAGATTTCTTTTCCCTTTTCAAAGGATTCAGCACTTACTATAGTGCCATTTTCTAGCTTCGTCTCTTCAAGTTTTACCTCGATGTTTAAAAGCGTCTTAATTTGATTGATCATTTCAGTTGATTTCATATTATATATATAACGGTTAAAAAATTAAAATTTGTATTTTTACTCAGGTTCTTGTTATAACTCCGATGCCTTGAGCCCTTACAGAGCCATCACAACAAGATCTAGAATAAGTATTCTCATCCCAACATAAACAAGCCCTGCCACTATTAGTAGGCGATGTTCTGCTAGGTATAAAAATAGCTTGATTCCCTTTCTTATTTCTTTGCATCCTCAGTAGTTAAAATGTTTATTATTTTGTTTAGGATTATTTCGTCTTTTGACATATCCTCTTTGATCTTTTCTTTAGGGCGTTCCATTTTGTCAGCAAAATAGCCTTCAATAGAGAAACCTTTGACTTTATCAGTTTTAACATATTCATTCCATATTTCATCATTGTTTACTTTTACAGCACCCATCCAAGTACCTACAGGGACATCTAATCCATACTTTCTAGATTTGTCCTGTACCTTGTCTTCAACAATCCAACTCTCGACTAACGTCAAGCCCTTCAATGCCTGATCGTGTTCAAGAGTCGTACTGTTTTGATACCCGTTTCGCAGGTACATTTGTGATGCTTTTACTATTGTGTCTTTAGAAAAGAAAATGTAGTACTCGCCTTCATCCCCTTTTCTGTATATTGGTTTATTAGGTATCAATAAAGCACCTAATAAAATTCTTTTATCCTTGTCAATTTCCGCTAGTTTAATCTCTTGATTATTTAAAGCCACGAAATCAGACTCTATTGCAGGGCTTTCTACGATCGAGATCGCTTCGATTCCACCTTCTTCTTGCTCTTCGTCAAGTATTAGTTCTACTATTCTCATATATATATAACGTGTTTAAAGTTAAAATTTGTTAATCTATTGTAGCACCCGACACTATATTGCGCTCTAAACTCTGTGCAGTAGTTACGTCATTTGCTACTACATAAGTTTGTATTGGTTGCTGACTCTGTCCTCCGATAGCGTCTGCTAACTGACTCGTATCTCCTGCACCTACTGTATTAAAAGCGGGTGGAACAGAAGCCATAGGCGGTACAGGCTCTAATCCTGATCTTGCCGAATATGATGGCGATGACGGTGTGCCTCCACCTCCAGAAGCTTTTGGCTTTGTCTTCATGATGTCCTTTACAGACTTAAAACCGATAGATGCGACCGTTGCTATGTTCGCTATTTTTAAAGCAATACCCCAAGGAGTCGCTGTTTTAGTTGCTAGTTCTGCCGTTATACCTTGATATGTATTTATTAACGCTGAGGCTATTGCGGCTGCTTTTCCTGCCTTTGAATTTTCGCCTAATAAATTAGCGATACTTGCAAAGGTTTGTTGAGCCATACTAATTTCAGCATTTCTTTTGATTTCGTCTTGCTCTGTTTCTAATGCATCGTATTTAGCATTTATAGCAGCCATCTCTTCTTGTGTCGCACCGAACCTTGTAAGCTCGTCTAAAGCCATTTGTCTTTGCTTCTCTAGTGCTAACTCCTCTTCGCCTAGTTGAGCCTCTAAAAACGCCTCCTTTTCAACAGCTAATGCCTCTGCCTCCTCCTCTTCTATTATTTTCTTTTTTTCTTTAAATGCCTGTTCGACATCTAAGATCATTTGCTGTTTTTCAGTCTCTGATAATTTAAGATCTTCTAATGCTAAAATCCTTGCTTCTTTTTCTGCCTCTATTTCTGCAAACTTATTTTCTTTGTCTTTTATTCTTAAAGAGTCTTTAAAGTCTTGCACCGCTTTTGCGTTCGCTATCTCTTCGTCTGATTTTGCTTTGTCGGCTGCAATAGCTTCGGCATTAAAGGCTATAATCTGCCCTGTAACTTCTCTTTGTTTCATTAACCTAGCTGTTTCTAGATTAATTAAATTAGCTTTTAAATTAGCCTCCTCTTCTAGATCCTCTTTTGTAGAGTCTCCTAATGCGTTTTCTGCTTGTTTTGCGTTTAATCTTAGTTGAGCAGCTTTAATTTCTTGCTGTGTTATTTGATCTTCTAATTCGCTTGCTTCTTTTAGAAATGCGATTCTTTCTTGCGTCGTAAACTTCTCTTTGTTTACAGACTTTTCTAATAACTCTGCTCGTTTTCTATTTGCCTCTGCTCTGTCTGTTATTAGCTTTCTGTCTAGCTTATCTGCCGCTGCTCTTTGATCTGCTATTTTTCCTGCAGCCTTACCTTCTTTTATTATCTCTGTTGTTAATTCTTTAACAGAGCTTGATACTTTTCCGATAGTATCTTTTACGCCTGTCATGGTGTCTATGTAAGAAGTACCTGCTGACTTTGCATCTTCCATAGCTCCAGAAAAATCGCCACTAAACACCTTTTTAATAGCACTACCTAAAAAGCCTAATGTATCAATAGCACTAGAAATTCTATTGGTTATATTTTCGACGAATGCATCTTTAAAGTCGATGAGTGCTTGTTTAGGATTTTCAAAAACACTAATTAAAAAGTTTCCTAATGACGCTAGTCTGTCTGTAAACACAGAAACAGTAGCACCTAATATGCCCATTATTTTATTCCACTTATTCTGCCCTTCTTCTGACGATGTAAAGGCTGCACTTAATGACGTTAAAGCAATTAGTAAAGCACCAATACCTGTTCCGATAATGGCAATCTTCATAAGATTAAAACCTTTCGTAGCACCGCCTATTGACTTCGTCATGCCTTGTATGCCTGATATAAGACCGCCAGTCTTTTGATCTACCATACCGATAACACCACCGTAATCTGCAGCGTTTTCTTCTGCTTCTTTTAACTCCTCATTAGCTTTTTTACGCTCTTTGTTTAGCTCTTTTAAACCCTGTCTTTCGTCTCCTAGCTGTTCTTTAGTTTTAGCTATTTGATCATTTAACGCTTTCCTTGCAGCTAAGTCTGTTTTAGATGTTTTCTTTAGCTCCTTTTCATATCCTCTTAATTCCTTTTCTAAGTCAAAAAGCAAGTCCTCTTGGATCTTTAAATTTTCGTTAAGATCTTCAACGTTCTTTTGCGCCTGTTCAGTAGATACCTTTAAACTATATTCTTTTACTTCCATAGTATTGTTTTTTTAATAAGTTTAAATCCTGACTTAAAGTCTTTAGGTAAGGCGTATTTTCCTTGTGCAATTCGTATGTTCTCTGTCTCTCCTTTTGAGAATTGTAGTAATTCGATTATATTTTTTATCATGGTTGTCCGCAAATTTTGCTTGTTATTTTTCCGTTTGAGTCTACAACTATTAATCCTTGATAACCTGCAGAACAAAATGTGCTGTTTTCTGCAGATCCTGCTTGTGTATAGCTTCCAGAACTAGGTGTTGTTGTAAGCTCTTTGTTTGTATATACATAGTCTCCAACGCTTAAATTAGGAGCAATACCAATAGAGGATCTATACCATAGTATGCCTCCTCCTGTACCTTGATACGTTATGTTCTGTATTGATAGCGAATAATTACTGACTTTATTTAACAGCTCCATTTCGCTTTTACCGTTTTGCAGGTTTGTCGTTATAGAATTAATTATATAATTTCTGCTGTTTATTGTAAACGTGTCATTAAGTTTAAAATTAAATAAAATCTTTAATGGCAAAATAGCTGACACTTTAGTAATCCTTCGGCTTCTATTAAATACATCTATTATATACTGACTATGATAATCGGCAAATAAGGTGTCGTTAAAGTTCTGAGATTGTTGATACTCGTTTTGTTCAAATGCAAAGTTTATGTTTTGAGTACCTTGAGTAGCATCTAAATAAAGACTGTTACTAGGAATCCAGTAAGCGTTGACAGAAACCTTGCCAGTTCCCGTTGTCGATGTTTGATAGCTAATAGGCGTGCCGTTCGTTTTTAAAGTCGCATAAAAAATCAAAGGCTTACCTATATAAGATTGAGCGTTTTCGTTTACAGACCATCCCCACATTGGATCTATTAAAGCTCCGTTGCTTCCGTTTAAAAGTCTCTCATATTGCATGTGCTCAAAAGGAACTTTAACTTCATATAATTTAGTCGATGCGTTATAATTAATCCCGCCTGTTCCGTCACTATTCGTGCCTCCTATATAGGGCAAAGATCCCCAAGCTCGACCGTCTAGCTGTTGAAACTGTTTAGCTAAAAACGTTCCAGTCCCTTCATATCTATATATAATTTCCTTGTAAGGCAGGGCTACGTTTACTTGACTTTTGGTTACATCAACATATTCTGATATATTATAATTTACTGGCGCATCGTTTCCGTTAATGTCGGCAGAAGTATAGTAACTGTAATCAACCCCCGCTGCCCCGTCTAAAGGTCTAACTACTATTGTCCCCTCATCGTCTACATAAGCGACTAAATTAAACATCTTGAAAAGACCAGTAAGAAACGACATTATACTAACGTCAGGGATCTGCTCAGCAACGATAAAATCAAATTCCGTAACAGCATTAAAAGCACCTATAGTTACTGTCTTTGTCCAACCTACAGGAGCTTGTCCCGTATTTCTAGTAAAGCCTTCAAAAAACCAAGAGATACCTGAGAAATTAACCTGTGTAGTGTGTAAGATAGTTACTGTATAAACTCCGTTTGGAACAAAATACTGTAGGCTTATGTTCGTCGTTCCTGTCTGAGCAGTAGATGTAAATATAACGTTTCCTGATTCTCTTACTTGTACTTGATATTCTTGCGAATTTCCTGATACTGGCGTTACGAGTAGTTGATTGTCAATTATAGCGTTTGGGTTTGTAATTGCAGATGCAGGAACTACAATAGTATTAAAGCTAGTAATAATATTATCTATTCCTTGAGGCGACCAACCCGATGTCGAAGTAGTATAGTTTACAATCTGCTGAGGTGCTTGAACATAACCGCTCTTACGATGCAACCACATATAGAGGTTATAGAATTCTGGATTACTAGTGCTAAAGAAATCTCTTGAGAAAACTATATTATTTGCATAACCGTTTGCAGTAGTATATTTCGTTTCAATTTCTAGTATTATCTCATATAGTCTTAAAGCGAATTTTAACTGATCATAATAAACCCCTTGCTGAGAGCTTGAATTATAATGTAGATTATCAACGTTTGTAGTAGAAGAGTTATAAAACAGCCTTTGAGTATGCGTTATAAAAGGAACAATTAATTTACCGTTTCCTTGTTGAGATGCAAAGAACGCTTTAATAGTTTGTTGATTATAAGTCTGCGTATAATCGCTACTGGCAAAGAATAATGATCCTAGTTTGTCATCCCCTAAAATATCAGGCAATTCTACTGTATTTCCAAAGAACGTAATTCTATATGTATGCGCTAAGTTGTTTTTAAGATCAACCCCTTCTAGCTTTATTCGACCTGTTTTGTATGGTAAAAAATTAAGCTCAATAATACCGTTTTTTTTAATCCTTGCATCAAAACCGTCTACAATGTTATAGTTGTAATAATGCTTAAAAATCTTATTATTGGTTTTAGTAGCAGGTACAGAAAAGGTCTTTGTAAATGAAGTAAATATCTTTGCAATATCTTTTACATTCTGAATAGTCTGAGTAATAGAAACTGATTCGTCTTTGAAAAGCTCTATCCTTTGACCTTCTATGTATAGCTGTAATTCTTGCATTTATCTTACGTTGTTTATGTAATCAAAAGCGTCCTCAAATTCCATGGTATATTCTATTAACCGATCGTTTACTGACGTTTTAAATGATATGTTTGATGTTTTAACTATTACAGGAATCGACTCGGTTTGACCGCTCCATGGCACATCTCTTGTAAGCCATACATACTCGCTTAATAGTAGTTGCTCAAAGTATTCGTTTGCCCATTCGGGATAGTAACCGCTTGACAATGTTCTAGTTTGTTTTGCCTGAGTATTAAACAGCTTTTTAGGTGCGTTAGTATCGGAATAAGTTGCAGTAGCTGTAAGGGTGTTTGACTGATAGTTTTCGTTTGATCTAGATATTGAGTCTGATTTTTTTAAGAAAAACCAAAGATCCTGCATAACACCGTATCTATTTATAAAAGTAATCTTGTTTCCAACACCATACTTTGTGCAGTCTACTCTAACTATATTTAGCTGTATTCCGCCTGTAGGTGTAAGGGTTGTTTGTGTACTATTATAAAGGGCATTAGCAACCGTCCCTGTATAAGATACCCAACTCACAGATCCTGTTTTTCCTATTGGTACATATATATAATAATCGTCATTTAGAGTCGCTGAGGTATTTGGATATGACTTTGCTAATAGCCATGTCGGTCTGGTTCTGTTACTAAAAGGAATAACGCTGTTTGTCCCGTCAGTAAAAACAGAATAAGCCTCCCATCCGTCTCCTGATATTGTTTGTATAGGCGAACCTTGAGCTGTTCCTTCTGCATTAGGTTGATTAAAAAATTGTATGTTAGTTACAAAGCTTATTTTTTGAGGAGGGGTTGTCAATATAATATCTAGATAATCCCGTAATAATTCGCCAACTTCAAATATAACATCTACGTTTTGTGTTGCCTCTTTGACTACCGTGTAAACAGTAACAGAGTTTACTATAACTAATAATTTAGCTGAGGCTGTTGCTGATCCTGAGCTTTGTGCTTTGGCATATAACGGAGTTCTTAGTGCGTAATTTGTTGGCATAGTTTATCTTTTTTGTCCTAGTATTATTGCGTCTTCAATATCTAAAATGAATGATTCAGCAAGTTCTGGGCTTAGTGTTTTTATTCCTTTATTAAAAGGCTTTGTAAAAAAGTAATTCGGTTTTAATCCTTGAGCGAATATGCTCTTCTGTAATACAAACCCCATACTTCTATTGCTACCTTTTGCGTATTGCCCTTTAGCGTTTCGAAACCTTATGTTTTTACTCTTTGCCCAATTAGCTAATATTTGCATTGGAGGCATTTTGTTCGTGTATTTAAACTTGCTTATAGGAGCTTTCTGAATACCACCCTTAATTAGAGACGGGTTTGCGCCCTTAACTCCTTCATCGACATATATTCCGTAGTCCTCCATTAGAAAGTCTAGTAGAAACAGGTCTGCTTCTTTTTCTAAGGTATATTTAACTGACTCGTATAATACGCCTGAGCCTTTGCCGTCTTTTGCTAGATTAGACTTGGCTTGTTGTACAACGTACTTTGCGTATTTATTTAAGACCTCTTCTAAGTTTGTAAAATCCATTAGCAGATATATATGTCGTTATAGATTAATACTGTAATACTAGCTGACCATCCCGCTAACTGATTCTCGAAACGATCATAGAAAGGTGTTAAGGTAGGCGTACCATCTAGCTGATACATATCAGTATATAAAGTGCCCATCCTTAATCTCTGCGTCAGCCTGTTTAGGACTGCTAGTTGCGTATTTAGAATATCTTGAACATCGTTATTTCCTGTAAACCTGTCGACCGTTAGATCTTTAGATTGATTAACTATGTCACATGCTAGGATCGTCATATTAAACCTCAGCACTTGCTCCTCGTCTGTTACGCTATCTATAATGATATGTCCTAATGGAAAGATGTCTTGCTTGTTTAAATTTACGTCTGTAATATCGCCAGTAGTTACTGTGTTAATATTTACGTCTTTTAGTAACTCTGCTTTTATGGTTTCCGTTAATTGGAAAAAACCTCTAACACCTTGATTTGCCATTATTTAAACTTCTTTTTAATTTGTTTTGCTTCGAGTTCGTTTTTGTCTTTCATAAACGATAGCATCATAAAGCATTCATGCATCTTTAATTTAGTGATATTTTCAATTCTTGTAATGTCCCCTGTAGCGAGTCCATAAAGTGATTGATACCAACCCCACTTTTTTGAGAATTGAGATACTGCGTCAAGATCTCTGCCTCCTTGCTGTCCAAAGAGTTCGTCATAGTTTTCGATAATTCGAGTCCTAAATTCCAGAAAAAAAAAATTGATGACATAACTGCGTCCATCGGCATATCTAATAAAACACCTTCTGTCCCTAGTCTGTACTCTTCTATATTGTAACGGTCTTTTAACTTGACAACGACAGGTCTATATAAAACATTCATAGCCTTTTCCATATTGTCCCAATCTCCAATAAAGGTATCTAGGTCTATGTATTCGCCAAGCGTCATTTCGTCTAGTTCGGGATGAAAGCCATAATCTACCTTGTTAAGATTAAAGCGAGTCACTAGAGCGGGTTTTTTGTCAAATAGGTTAGACAGTATCGAAACTATCTCCTGCGAGTCTGAGAGCTTTAAAAGCATTACATCCTCTAGTCTGACATTACACAGGATCTCAATCATTTTAGCATTTAAAAATCTAGGATCTTTTACTGTGTCTTGAATTTTCAAGTATTTTTTATACTGTCTTAAAGTAATTTCTTTAAGCGATGTCGGTATTTTAATATTGATCTTCATATATATATAACGTTTTTTTTGATAAACTTTGTGTTAATGTTTCAATTAAAAAAGAGGGGCTATGGTATGCCCCCCTTGTGATGTAATTAATATTATGATCTACGTCTAGACCTTTTGCCTCTACTGGTACTTTACATCATGTCTGCTTCGAAGCAACTATTACTGCAATAGTGCTTGTTTTCGTATAACGGCTTTTCGCAGTGCGAACAACTGTATTCGGGTTCTTCTGGCGGTGTATCGTAATCAAAGAATCTGCTCATGGTTTATATGTTAAAAATTATACTGATTAATATTCTGCCAATAAAATAGCCTGGTATTATTACTAGCATTATGTTCTGTAGTTTCTTAAACTGTCTGCCTAATTTGGCTGCTCTACTGTTTTTCATGTTATCTATGTAAAATTAAATCTAATTGATCTGCCACATAGTTAATGTGTTTCTGTGTAGTCTGCGACCAATATCCTAGTTGGTAAAGATCGTTGCCGTCTATGGTTGCTACGTGCGTTGTATAGCTCCATACTTGGTTTCCTCTAATCGATAAATTTTGCTTGTACTTGTCTAATGATGTTCTCATGTTCTATTTATTTATTAATTGTTTTACTACTCTTATTGCTTCTCTAGTCTTTTCTAATTTGGCTGTGTAAATACCTGTTTCGTCTCCTTGAGATATTGCTCTAGATAATCTGTCGTAATCGTCTTTTAATAATTGTAATGCTAATTCCATTTGTTCTGTTTTTATACTACCTTAATTAGTAATATACTGCTAATATATAACCAATAAAGTTATAATACAAATAATTTCATAACTATTTTTAATTAATAGCATAAGTCCCGAATCTAGGCTTGGACAGTATCGAATATGTAGCATAGCGACAGGGATCGATTATATGATTGTTGTCATCTACAGGCGTATTTAGTAAAGCACCAGTCTTGTCTTCTTTCCACTTATAGTTTCTAAACTCTGATATAGCATTACTAGACGTTGACAGTATATTTATCTTGTATCGTTTTAATAGATCTATTCCTGCATTAACAGAGTCTTTACCTTTTAGGCTTGGAAAAATGTTATGTCCCATGCGTCTTAGCTCCTCAATAAGTCTAGGCTCTGCACTATCGGCGTATATAGGTTTGTTCTCTAGCTTCTCGCTTAACAGGAATTTATGTATGTCAGTAGTCGTCATAGCGGTTCTATATAAATGCTCTTTTACATATAGGTTTATGTCTTTAGTATAAACTGAAACAAGCGTACTAGGATCATTAGAAAAGCCAAAGTCCATTCCGTATGCTACTAGGTCTGCGTCTTCTGGAATATGTGAAACCTCAGCGTATCTAAATACGGTGCTTCGACTTGCAGCCCTTTCGCCTAATCCGTATATCTGCCAGTACTGTTCGTCAGTATCTTTAAGAAGCTCGATCTCTTTTTTTATTGACTCCTCGACAAAAGGATTATCTAAGTATGTAGTCTTAAAGAAAGCGCAGTCGTCTCTAGGCAGTACCTTGTCGTATATCCAATGATACTCGTCTGACGGATTAAAGTCAATAACAATACGCTCTTGTGTTCTAAAAACTAGCTGTTGCCAATCCTCCCAAAATAACTCGTTGCCTTCATTAATAAAAAGCAGATCTCTTTTACGTCCTCTAATCTTTTGCGGTTGATCAAGCGATATAAACTCGATTAAGTTTCCGAACAGATAATATTCAGAATTAGATTTATTATGATACTTTTCACTGTAAAGGTTATGACCTTCTAATATGCTCATAAAGTCTCTTAAAACAGTAGCACGTAAGCTAGGAAACGATTTACGGCATACAGTAATAACCTTATTTTTATTATTAGTGCAATACTCGAAAATAATCCAAAGTATTATGTTATATGTTTTACCTGACCTAGTACCGCCTTGCTCAACTATAATCTTTTTGTCAGAGATTAATAAGTGATCATATACGATATTAGTCTTTATCTTTATTTGATCCAATTATCTCGATTTGAAAGTTAGTAGGCATTCCTTCTGCTCCTGTAATTTCTTGACGTTCTACATACCCTCTGTTCTTGCCTTTCGTCTTTAGGTAAAATATAGTCGCTGAGGTATTGTTAGCTGATATTTGATTGTGGAGCTTACTCTCTGCAAAGTCTAAAGCTACATTCTCAATATCCCGCACCTCTTCGGCAAAGACAGAATCTTCTTTTAGCCATTTATAGTATGTGCTTCTAGGAATACCTGCCTCCCTACAGGCTACCGTTACAACGCCTAAGCTCTGCTCTAGTGATTTTAATAGTGTTTCCTTTTTTATGTGTCTACTTTTGTCCATTATATTTGTGTTAAAATTATTATTATTAGTGCTATAAAGGCAACGAGTATAGCTTTAACGCTACTTGAATATTGTTTGTCTGACCTTCCTTGCCTCGATCTAAATTGTCTTTGTTTTTTCATCTTGTTTATGTTTTAATTTTAGGCGTATTTGATTAGCGGACTCCCAAGCCTTATTGTATTCCGCATCAGCGAATAACTTAGAGAATCCTGTTATGTGTTTTAACTTAACTAACTCCTCAACTCCCATGCCTAACTCGTTGCAGATCTCTTTATCGCTCCACCCGTTCTCTAACATAGTAAACACCATGCTTGACATTCCTGCTATTGAGTGCATACCTCTTGCTCTATTGTGGCGTACCGTACTTGCCATACGGTCGTTTATATCCTTTTCCAATACTACGATCGGCAGACGTCCTTTATTACGTTCTAGGATGTCCGCATTAGTCTTAGCAGTATAGTATCTGTGAAACCCGTCTATAATAACATACATTTTCTTTTCGTTGTCATATATCGTTACGATTGGTTGCGTATAGCCATCATGCTTAATAGACGTATATAAAAGCCCCATTTCTTTTTTAGCTACTGAGTTAGGGTTGTAGTCGTTTGGGCAGACCTCCTCGATCCGTACCCATCTAATCCTGTTTACAGGCTGATCTTTTAATGGCGATAGGTTGTGCAGTAATTCTTTGATCTCTTCTATTATAGAAATTTGATCTCCTGCCTTTATCTCTTTAGTCAATAGGTTTTTTAAAGTTGCTTTCATATAAGTCCTTTTACGTATTTGTCATATTTTCGATTAATCTCGATGTTTTTGCTTGTCAGTTTTCCGTCAGCATATTTCTTTACTGTATTAAAGTACGGCGATGTAAGAAAGTTGCCGAGCTTAGTAAAGTCAAAGTCTTGTGACAGGACTGTTTTAACTAACGTTTTATAGAAATCCACATATACCTTGTTCGATACCATGTACTTTTTATTCTTTTCTATTTTCTTATGCATCTTTTTTAGAAACTCCTCGTCGTTTGCGAGATTTTCTGCTAAGTATAATGCGTACTCTTTCCACGACTTAAACATATACGGCAGATCCGCAGGGCATTTAAAGGCATCACTTTTAAGATGTTTGATTGCATTAGTTCCGTCTATACGTTCAGCGATCCTATTCCATGTATTAGGCTCTATCTCCTGTATTAATAATAAGTTTTGAATGGCAGTTTCATGATGCAGGTTAGAGATCCGCATATCGCTTACACTTACGCCGTGTGTAAATAAGGCATCATAAATCTTGTTGTATTTTATATTGTTATCAAAGATGTATTTCCAGACGTCGCTATAACTCCAATCATAAATAGGATAAAATGTATAATGCCCTTTGCTTTCGTTTAGCTTCTTGCCCCATGTAATATCTTTATATGTTAAAGAGCTTGTAAGGCTCATCATTCTCTTAGGGCTTTCTTCTGTTCTAACACCCGAAATGTAGCACGACTTTTGATTAGGAAAATGCACAGCAAAAATCTTTTCGAATAGCTCATGAAATCCAAAGTCTAAATACTTGTTTTCTTTTATAGAGATCTCTGAGCGTTCTCGCATGTGCTTAACTCCGTCTTGCCATATATAAATGTATTTACTATGTGAGCTTACGTTATTAAACCACTTCATTGGCATTTGAAACCACATAGGCTCGATCCTTTTGTCTTCAAATACTGATTCGCAATAGTCAGCCGTACCTTGCCACTCAGCTTCTTGATCAACCCATAATACTTTTAACGGTAGTCTGTTTCGCTCCTCTGCTATTTTTAATGTAAGGTTAAGGCATACAGTACTGTCCTTGCCTCCCGAAAATCCGACTACTACATTCTCGAAATCGTCAAAGAGCCTGTGTATTCTTTTTTCTGCTTCAACGAGTACATTGTTTTTACTGTATACCTTCATGTTATTTTTATGTTATTCTATGTTAGTTTTTATCTCTTTTTAAAGAGTTGATAGTTTTTTCCAATCGTTTAGAATTAAACTCGTTTCCTACAAACCTCATCTTGTTTTGTATTGCACTACGAGCAGAGTTTCCCATACCGCATGTAGGATCTAACAGAATAGCCCCCTCCTTAGCTAATAAAGGAATTGCGACCTTTAAACTATCCTCATCTATTGCCCCCTCTAAGGCATCTAAATTAGGCAATACTAGATTAGGGTTCGTTGTTCCTACAATTACGGGATTTGTAAGCAGCTTACTGCCTGACTTATATCTAAGGTTATAAACTCTCTCATTATATATAACATCTTTAACGTCGTTTAATGTTTCGTCTAGCCATTTATTTCCTGTCTCTAAAAAGACATAACCGTCAACATGATTTTTAATCATATTCTTTATTATCTTAATAAGACTTTTATATGACATAGCCTCGTTTTCCTGTCCCGTATGACGTTTGTTTAGTGTACACCAATATTTCATGTTGCCATCGCCCCAAGGTGGATCTGTGTAAAGTATATGCGCCTTAGATCCTTTTAATAATTTGTTAAAGTCTACGTTTTGCACATCTTCATTTGATACTGTGTGTTTTCCGATTTCTATTGTTTTCATAATTTATATTTTTGCTCGATTAATTATTGCAGTCGGATCGTCAAATCCTTTTTCGTCTGTCATTACCCAATATTTATAGTCTCCTATATTATAGTATGTATATTCTTTATTGTAAAATTTCTCTTTATATCCGTTATCGTTTATATACTGCATCGCTTTTAAAAACACAGAATCCGAATAGTATTTTCTGCATATCCAACTATGCGGAATGTTAGCCATAGACTTAGCGAATGTGAATGTTGTTTCTAATTCTAAAAATAAATGTATCTCTTCTTTTGTCATAGCGTTGATCCTCTTAGTATTACTGTTTCTTTTAAATGTTCGGGCGTAAATAGATTGTCGATGTATTTAATAACAGACCCATGCTCGAAATCCTTACAAGAGTATATGTCGGCAGAGAAATAATCTAACTCTGGAAACGCATGAAAAGTAAAATGCGACTCCATAAATATAATACCTCCTGTAATCCCTATGCTTTTAATGTCAATCATGGTTTCGTCTACTACATAGATTAAAGGATCAGAGAGCGGTTTTAAGCCTATTAGTTTTGTAATATCTAGTAACATACTCCTGATAAGATCTTCGTCGTTTAAAGGATCTCTATTGCATCCGTAGGCATCTATAAGTAAATGTTTTCCGTTTCTCATTCCTGCGCTACATTAAATTCGTGTCCGCACTCTGGGCACATAGTTTCAATAAATTTTTTTTCTGTTCCTTTTTGGAATGTGCTTCCTATGTTATCCGCTCCCTTTTGAATATCAGCGTCAGTAACTTCTTGATCCGATTGACCAGGAAACATCTCGGGTTTAAAGTCTGTAGTCTCAATTTTGTTTTCCCAAACTCCCAGTCCCCAATCGTTTAGTTCGCTAGAAGTCCAATCGTTAGCAAGGATGTCCCAATCCCAATCGCCAAAACTGACGTTGTCTTTAATAATAAATTGCTCTATCTGTGCTTCTGTTAGGTTCTCTGCTCGTATTACTGGGATCTCTTTAAGTCCAATCTCTTTACAGGCTTGATAACGCATATTGCCACCTATAATGCCACCCTCTGCATTTACAACGATAGGTCTTAGGTTTAACATTTCTGGAAAATCCTTAATGCTTTTAACTAGCTTTTTAAATTCTGCCTCTTTAATGCTCCTCGGGTTTGTAGGATTAGAAAAGACTTCTGTTATTTTTACTTTCTCAATCATATCTTTATTTGTTTAGTTGTTCCTCTAGTTTCTTTTCTAGTCTTTTGCATTTCTTTTCTAGATAGTCTATTTGATTAATTTCGTCATGTGATATATCGGGATCAAAAACAAACTGACTCTGTAGGTTTATTAGCTCTGAGTTTTGTTGTTGATAGTAAGGGTATTTTTTATAGCTGTGCATTACATTTGCCATATTAATTTTCTTACCGTTTTGGTCATAAAACAGAACTATATTTTTCCATCTCATTTTTAGCTTGTCTCTTAGCAAGTAAGTTAGTAAGGCTCTAACCTCAACAACTTTGCGCTCTCGGTTATTAGCAAAGACGTCGATCCCTGAAAGCTCAGAGATCTTGTCTGCTATGTTTATAGGTTTTGAATTATTTAGCATATTTTTTATATAAATCTGTTAAGTATCTTGTTTGATCTTTAGCATTTGAGTAATGTTCTAAGTAATGCTTTTTGTTTATTTTTTCTATTATTTTATAGTCTAGTCCTTTAAACTGATAATCTAATGTTTTTAATATCCTGCTTATGTTTGCTGAGTAAGAATTAAATTTCTCGTTTTTATTAGTTGATAATATTTTAATGCAATTATATATTCTACAAGCCCTAGATGTATCTGACACAAAATCGTTTTCTTTTAGTTTTGTTAAAATATTGTTTTGTAATCCTGTTAGTAATAGCGTTAAAATGTTTGTTTTACTAAATTTCTTTTTAGAGTCAATATGCCAATCATTACATATTTCTAATGCTTGTATGCATTCTTTGTTTCCTGTCGCAGCGTTACGTTGTGCAAAATCAAATGCCGTCCACTTTTTACTAATTTGTAAATCATGTATATTCTCTTCTTTAAAATTCTTGACTACAAAATACTCAATAGCTATGCCTAATTCTTTAGCGACTTGTAACCTGTGCTGACCGTCTATAATTCCATGCTTATAGTTTACCATTATAGGTGTTTGTAATCCGATTGATTCTACAGACTCTTTGATTCTTTTAACGTTTTTAGGATCTAGTTGTCTGTTGCCAATAATTTTTGTAAATAGATTGTAGTTTAAAGTTCTTTTAATTTCTTGTTGTTTCATGTTTATTTAGTTTGTCCTAAGTTTTAGGAGGTTATAGCATTCGGAGTACTTCTCTTTTGCCTTACTTTTGTATTTCTCTTTAAATAGTTTGTATAGCTGTTTTCTGTATTGATACTCTGTTTCGCAGTCTGCGTAATACTTTTCGCAAAACCTCTTGCCTTTACCTTTAAAGTAATTGACGTTATCTGAGGCGTCCCCTGCTATCATCTGCTCGTAGAAATTGTACATCGCCTGTTCTTCTGATATGTCGTAGATCTCTCTATGTTTGTAATGGTAGTTATATAAGAGGCAAGGAAACTGTCTGTAATCTTTATCTATACTTACTATCATTACGTTGTTTCGACCGATCTCTTCGCTTAATTTTTTCCAAAACCTAGCTACCATATCGTCTGTTTCTACGCCGTACCCAACGATACTGTCGTATTGACTCTTAACGTAGTCGTGCATTTCAAATAATAAAGGTGGCTTTTCGTACTGAGTTCTGTTTTCTTTGTATTGATCGCCTATGTACTTTCTAAAGTTGCCTCTAGATCCGTTAAATGTTATAACCTTTTCAATCTCGTACATCTCTTCTAGCGAATTAACGATTGCCATAAACTGTTCGTCGAATTTATTACGAGCTTCGGATATATCTGTTTGATGGTAAGTGTCGTCTGGCGTCTCTCTTTTTTTACAACAACTAGCATAAACTAAACTGTCGGCATCTACTAATAATATCATAGCTCCTCTAGTTCTGTTTTGATTAGATCTAAATACATCTTTTGCATTTTAGCGTTTTCTTTTACTACTTGATTAATAATAAAAGGCAGATCCTTAAATAATTGATCTGTGTTATATACTAGCCATTCGTCATCTCCGTAGCCTATATGCATCTCGCCGTCGCTACATTGTAGGTGGTGCGTCTCGTGAATGTAGGTGTGTTTTTTGTCTGCTCGAGCTTCTAGCAGATCGCCTTGTAACTCTGTGATTTTTTGCTGTAGTCGTTCTGTTGATGTCATCTGTTTATTTTAATGTTTGCAATATTTTTCTGCTTTGCTTCTATTATCTGATAGTTAATAATGATGTCCGTTATCTGCGGATCTTCTGCTCTTAACTCTTCGATCGTGGTTTTTAGATGTAGTAATTCTTTTGCCGTCATTATTAATATTCTTTTCCTACATAAGACTTAACGCTTTCATGATCTAGCTTTTTTTCTAACGTCACTACGTTATGCTCGACCATAAATTTAAAAGTATCGGTATCTCTGTAATAATTAGTTAAGGATCTAGCTGTAATAGCTATGCCTAATAAAGTTCCGTACTCTTTCATTGAAATTGTAACTTGTGTTGGTTCTGTCATTTGTTCTATTTTTTTAGATTAAGTAGCTAATATAATATAAAAAATGTTATAATACAAAAAATTCAATAACTATTTGCCATTATTCCATATTACGTTTAGATCCGCTATCCATCTATTGATAATTTTTGGGTTGCAGGTACAGGGTTTGTAAAAACTATGCTTGTGATATTTTGCGTGTAAGTCGCATACCAAATCAAATTCGGTTGAGCTGATAACGTCCTTTGTTCCTTGTCGAAATATTGTCCAATCTTCATAATCTACTTTTTTAAATTTTACCATCTTTTTATTTTTAAATTGTTTAGTTTTTTTCTACGCTTGTCGCAGTTACATTTCGTGCCTTTAAATGCATGATACGTTTCTACTAAGTATTTAATGCCTGTGTATTTTGTTATGTAATGTATTATGTCTCCTAGTTTCATAGTGTTTTATATTTATATAATAATTCCTTTTTAATTAGATATGCCTTTTTAGATTTTGTGTCTCCTTTACCAGTAAATGTTGCATATTTTAATTTATTATGTAGTATGCATTTCTTAATGTTATTTACTAGAAACCAATTATATATGTTGCCGTCATATATAACCCACCACTTAGCTTTAGATGTAGTTAATGCGGATGGTTTATTGTTAAATTCTACTTCGATAACTATATTATTAGTGTATAAGCTCTTCTGATCAGACTTAACCTCAATGCCACAATTTAATTCGGGAACGAATATGTCCCATTCTTTGCAGTAACCGTCGATCATGTAAGCCTTTGGATATTTTCTTTTAATTTTATCTAATACATAAGACTCGTAAACCTTACCTGCCTCTAGATCTCTTTTAAATGAATTAATCATAGCTCTTTTTTTAGTTTGTCCTTTACTTTTTTATATGTAAAATACAGAGCGTAGTAACTAATCTTTGATTGCCTTGAAAATTCTGCTATTTTTTCGCCTCCGTTTATTATCTCAAATACTCTGCGTTCGTACCAGTGCATTTTTTTAAGCTCGTCTGTAACCCTTTCGTATGCCTCAGCATAGTCTACGTCGTTGTAAATGTAATTAGCGTCTCCGTCCTCCTCTAAATGATCATCTAGCGATATTATGTGAACGTTCTTGCCCTTACGTTTTAAGTCTATAAATAATGTTTTGAGCGTTTTAAAGATGTAATAGTAATTTATTTCGTCTTTAAACATGATGTCTAGAATGCCCTTTTCTAGTTGTAATTGGATTTTAATATACATCTCTTGAGTAATGTCTTCGGCTATTCTTTTTGTGCAACCGAAAGTCTGCACTATCTCAACCCATGTGTCGTGTTTTTTTGCTATTAAAATCAATTTTTCTCTAATCATGTCTCTTTAAAGGATCGTAAATGTCGCCAACTATAACTGGCAATCCTATGTCGTTTACTTGAAAACTAAATGTCTCGAAAGCGTAGCCTCTGCTTCTGCCACATAAAACCGTAACCCAGTTTTTATTGACCGTATTAGCCTCTAGCTGTATTACTGTCTCTGCCTTCTTTTCTAAGAAGCTCCCTAGATGTCCTGTGCCTAATTTAGTAGATCCGAAGTTTTGATGGATGACGTTTATTATATGGCAATTAAAGTTTGCCGACCATTCCATTAACTTTTGCACTACTGCGTTAGACTCTTCGAGATTATTGACGTCGCTAACTAGATCCGCTATGCCGTCTATAATAACCAGAGACGGCTTATCTATATTTCGAGATAAAAAGTACTCTATAAACTCGATGCGTCGCTTATATCCGATCGCTCGTAAACCAAAGGTATGATATTTTTTATTATCTAACTTTCTGTCCATGTCGTGTAATCGTTTAAATACTTTTTGACAATGCCACAATCCCTGTTCTGTGTCGAAGTGTATTAAATGACCTTCGCCTCTATGTCCTTTTATGTCTCCTCCATATATATTAGATCCGCTTAAATAAACTGACGCTAATAATGATATAAAAAACGTTTTCTTTGTTTTAGGTGGAGCTGTAACGACTGATAAATTGCCGTAAGTGCCTAGTGGTATCGGTAACTCTTTGACTCCGTCCTTTGTATTTATTAATTTTATCCCGTATGATAATGCGACGGGTGGGTATTCTATTCTTTTTGTTGTATCAACGTGGCAATCTTCTTGTATTACCTGCATTAATAACTCGTGTTCTGTTTCTCTCTCGGTCATTATAAATTGTAGATATAAAAAAGGGTATGAATATTAAACCCATACCCTTTGATTAATTAAAAGGTGGTTTTTTAAAACGGCAATCCGTCTTCTTGCAATTTAACAGTACTAGAGCTGACCGTTTGCGGTGCAGCCTCCTTTACTACTAATTGAATAGTACCCTCTTTATCTACGTTCTTACCGTTGCCGTTGTCGATCCATACTACTGATCCGTTTCCTAGTGTTTTTCTAGGCATTTTGGCTTCTCTCTCTTCCTGTGTTTGATTGTCTGTAATCCAGACGTTGTTTTTAAATCTAGTCTCATCGTTTAAAATGATTGTGAAATTATAGTATACCTTGCCGTCTTTTTCTGCTTGAAATTTGTGATTAGGTAATGCTTTAATGTCGATACTTGCGTTAATAATTGCTCCCATGTTTTATTGTTTTTTGATTGTTATTGGTTTCTTAAAATTGTCTGCTTCGTCCTCGCCGAATACTCCTAGTTCGTAAAAGCCTGTAAGTTTTAAAACGGCTCTGCTCATGGCTCTTTTCTCTGCCATTTCTACAACGTACCAACTATTACAGTTTCCGTCTTTGTAATTCTCGCCTTTTAATGCTGATCCGAACGTTTCGATTTTTATTTCTGCGTCGTTTCCTTTATCAAAATATAGCTTTTTAGCTTTTGCTTTTATTACTGCAAAATTTGATTCGCATTTAATAGCGTCGTATTGAATATCAATTTGTTCTACGCCTTGAATTTTGTCAATACCCTGTCGAGTAATAATTGTAAAGCTACTGTTTCCGATGTCTTTTGTAAATATATCTTCTGCCGTTAATTCGTACTTTAGATATAAAGCTTTGAGTTTGTCTCTGTTCATTGTATATTATTTAATTGTTTATTAAAATTCTCTATTTGTGCCTCTAAAAACGATATATGTTTTTGTAGGGCTTCGACTCTGTATCTATATTCTAGCAATAAAGAGTCTTTGCTTTGATGCGATAGGTTCATTCTTACATCCATTCTAGCGTGTCTTTGTAAGATTTCTTAGCTTCTAGTTCTTTGTATATTTGCATTTGCGAGAATGCGTCTTTATACCATACTGCGTGAGCTAATTGGACTTCTAACGTAACGATCTCTGACTTAACTTGATCTAATTCTGTTTTCATGTGTTCTGTTTTTTTAATTAATATTCTTGATTATAATTTGATATTCTTACTAAGTCGTCAAACTCTTTGTTGCCTATTTGATCATCTATTTGAATGTTCTCTAAAGCCTTAATACAATGCTCTAGTTTTTCTATATCGTCCCAAAATACTTGACCTTTTTGAAATTTAATATTGCCTAAAGTTGTCTCTAATCGTCTTTTTACTGACTCGACGTTGTCTTCTACTAATAAATTTTGATTTTTCATGTGTTCTATTTATGATTGATATGTAAATATAATATAAAAAGTTTAATAAAACCAAATTAAACACAAAAAAAAAGAGTAGAAACCACTTCCACTCCTCTTTTATAATAAACAGAACCCTCAAATATAATGTATTACATTGTAACAACAAAACTTTTATAATGTTTTATCATCTCCTGTAATTCGACTGTAGATATTTTAACTGTTTTTTTAGCTTTTATATATAGATCGTTAGACGTTCCTAAGCCATACTTAATGTCAAGGTTCTGACCAAAGATAAACTGCTCTCCGTATTTAAATACATTACATCCTGCGCATTGTACTTGGCAGTTAGTCTCATCCCATCTAGTTGAATAGTGTTTACGGCTTTGAAAGTGTCCGTTTTGTAGTCTTTTCCAGTGATCTCGTTTACCGCAAGTAAAACATGTGGCTATCTCATTAACTGCATCTCTTTGCCTTATATATTGACTAAAAACTGCGTCTAATTGTTTTATAACTTTGCTTCTGGAAGGTTTTTTTGCCATGCATATTTATAGGTAAACAGATAAATGTACAATAATAAATTAGGATATTCTAAAAAAAAGTAATAAATTTAAATTTTTTCTAAAATTCTTAGTAAAATTCTTTTAAAAATATATAGATAAAAGTAATATAAACGGCAGTCTTATGCCGCACTACTTGCCGATCGCTTTGAACTTCTCAACTCCTCTAGATCCGAAATAAGCTACATAAACCGTAATAAGAAGAGATTTAAGTAAATCGATCCATTCCTCAGAAACTCCAAAATCAATATTTAAAGAGTCTAAGACTATTAAAAAAACCATAGATATTGTAAGAAACAATAAAGCTAAAGGTCTTGTATTTTTAGAAAGCCAACTATCTGATTTCATGTCAGAATCCCAACGCTTAGAGATTTCCTGCATTTCAGCAATATCTATATCTAAGAGTTTTAAAGCCGTTTCTTTGTCTTTAGGAGTTAGTTTACTATCGTCAGTAATTAAGCCTCTTAGAACGCCTAAATAACCGCTCTTGGGCAAAGCTTCGCCTATCGCAGATCCCGCTTTAATTAAGAACTTGCCAACTTTAGTTTCTGAGAACTTCTTTTTAGACATTATTTTTTATTGTTTTTATTTAATAGAATCCATTTGTGGATTGTATAGCCGATGGTTACGCCAACCAGTATGATTTTTAATACGACGTCTATGTTAGTCAATGATATTGTAAAGGTGCTTGCGTTAATAAATAAAGTTTGGTAATCTGTTTTCATTTTTTGTCGATTTGTTGGAGCTTTTTAGCTGCCCAATTTATGCCTGACGTACCACCCCATCCTAACCAAGCTACATAACCTGCGTCTTTCCATGGAGTGTCTTTGTTCTCAGCACCTACTTCTGCGTTTTTTTGATGTCTTTTAAACGCCGACATCCTAGCGATCGTCTCACGACTTATGTTCTCTTTTTTAGCTAATTGATTAGCTCTAGTCCATCCAATTTGTGTCATACCCTTAACTTCGCCTTTGTGTTTATCTCTCCAACGTAAAACCTTCTTAGCGTTATTAGAGGCACTTTGAGGATAGTCATTATAAGTTTCTAGGTTGATCATTTTTCCTTGAAAAGTTCTGTAACAAATAGCTATTGCTTGAGACTTATCATGGTATCTCATGACTTGAGGTACGCACCTTATCATAAAATCACTTTGTTTCTCTCCTATTTTCTTATTGGGTATTGGCATTATGTTTTATTTAGCAGTTATCGCAATCAGCATAAGTGTAATAAATGCCTTTTCTTATAATTTTTAAAACTTGTTTTCTGTTAGCCTTTTCGCTTATGTAAGAAACATGAAGCCATCGAGGCTCTGATCCGTATTCCCATATTAACTGGTCAAAATCTAAGTTGTCTTTTATATAATGAAACATCTCAAGATTTGTTTTACCGCCCATAGACGTAATGTCTATTGCGTTTCCTGTCATGTGGCTAGACGTTTTAGAGCCTCCTATGCCCGTATTTAATTTTAGAGATCTAAACATACTATTTATTTTAATCGGAGCACCTACCCATTCCCTAAGAGGTTCAAAGACCTTCTCAGCTACCAGTTCCATGTTTTTAATATGTTCGGCTTTTGGTTTATTAGATATACCATACGACTTTGCGTAATGAGATCCTGTTGCTTCCTTGTAAGAAATATGTTTACTTATTCTCTTCATCTTTTTCTGGGATTAATTCATAAGAACCGTCTTTTAGATCTATGTTGATTTTACCATAAGACTCCTCTAGTTCTTTTTTAGATTTGTCTTGCTCAACCATTAGCTCTGCGTACATGTGATTTAAGCTGTGGATTTGAGTTTGTAGTAATCCAAGATCATGAAGGATCGCTCCTTTTTTTTGCTCTTGCTCTTGTAATTGCTTTAATTCTGATTCTTTAATTTTTGACATTTTATTATATTTTTTAAGTTATAAGACAAATATACTAATTTTTACATTGACAGTTATTTTCTAGCATCTCAACTTTAGCAGTTAGTTCTTGTATTGCTTTAACCATTACAGGAATTAACCTACCATAAGTAGCCTCAAGTTTTTCTGGGTTTTCTGAATATACTAATCTTAAAGACTCATCATCAATTTCTTGTAGTTCTTGAGCAATAAAACCAACATCTTTTTTTCCTTTGTTTTCGCTTTCATCTCTATTGTTCCAGTCAAAAGTAACAGGTCTTAAAGAATTAATTATATTTAAACCATAATCAGAATCTTTAATATTTGTTTTATCTCGTTTATCAGATAATGAAGTAATACTTGTAACTTGACATCTTAAAGCTCCAATACTTGAATTTCCTAATGTAATTTCATTAGAAGCTGAAGTAGATGAACTTTGAGCAGTACTACCTATTATTACTGTATTACTGCCTGTTACATGACTTGTTCCAGAATTATAACCTAAAAATACATTGTTAGAGCCACTTGTATTGCTTTCTCCTGCTGACATACCTAAAGCAGTATTAAAATCTCCTGTAGTATTACTAATTAAAGTGCTTCTACCAATAGCAGTACATCTGTCTGCAGAAGTAGCTTCCCTTAAAGAATAAACTCCTAAAGCAGTATTATAATTTCCGCCTGTTGCATTATATCCTGAATGATACCCTACATAAGTATTTTCAAAAGAACTTTGTAATAATCTACCTGCATTACCACCTATTAAAGTATTGCTATATCCTGATGTTATATTTTGACCTGCTGCAAATCCTAATACAGAATTATCATCTCCTGTAACATTTTGATTGTCGACAGCTTGAGAACCTAAAATAGTATTTCTGTTTCCTGTTTGCATATACCTTCCTGCAACAGCACCTATACAAGTGTTATTTTCTCCTTTGTTTCCATAACCTGCATAATAACCTACTCCTGTATTATAACTTCCAGAACTTGCATTAGCAACTCCAAACATTGATTGCCTTCCTAAAGAAGTATTGTAGTTTCC